TCATTGCAAAGTACAGCAGGGCCGTGCAATCCAGCAATTTGAGGGATGACGCGCAACACCACAACACCGAACCGCTCGCCGCCGTCGCGCTATCCGGCGGCCAGGGCGTATTGGCCATCGGGAATCTACTGTTTCGCACCAAGTACGCGAACGATGCGACGAGCTACCCGGAGCTGCTCGCCAAGTGGAAGGTCATCGTCGCGGCCAAGGCGGCGCATCGAAAGTGGCCCAAGCACATCGTCGCCGCCAAAGTGGCGAATATGTCGCTCGATCATTTCCTCAACGACGTTTGCCCGGTCTGCACGGGCAGGGCGCACGTGCCGATAGAAAACGGCGGGCGTGCGGTACTGTCAGACCGCCCATGCCCGGCTTGCCAGGGCACCGGCACCAAGCCGCTGCAGTGCGAGCCAAACTGGAAAGACTACATCCTGGACATGGTGGAGAGCTTGAACGACATCACGCGCAACGCGGCGGATGTGGCGATGCGGAAGCTGGCGCGGGATATGGATTTGCCTCGTTGATTCAATTGTCTAACTTGTTTTGCGATTGCAATGAAAGTTGGGCTAGAATGAGGGAAGACAATTCGACGGCATTCCGATCAACAATTGCGATCGGTTCTTCAACGGCAGGCAAAGTATTCCGAGGGTGAAATGCAGGAAAAACGGCAAGCGCACACCGTCGGACCCAACGAGCGCATTCAACGCCATGCCGCGAAGAGCGCCCTCAGTATTGACGGCGCTGAAAGCGGCATCGCCGACCGTCGCGAATCCACGGCAGCGCTGCATCAGCTCGCTGCCGTCGCCCACTCGGGCCAGCGCGCCGTCGCGCAACGCGAGACGTCGGGCATGATCGAGCAAAGCCCGCGCATGCAGGCTTTTCGCGGGCAAATTGCTCCCCTGCAGGCCAAAGACACGATAGGTCTTGAACCTTTGCGTGCTCGCTCATCCGAAAGGCAAGCCGTGCAACGCCAGGAAGACGAAGCGCGCCCGGCCACGCCCGGGGGCAAAAGCGCCATCCGTCTCAAGGCCACCGACGACAGCGCAAAAGAGCGCAAAGTGAAGGTTGGTGACGCCGGAATGGAACCGTGGTGGCGGGCAGGTATCGGCAGCAAAAAGCAGGCGGTGCAAGACACGTTGCTGGAAGATTTCGAAGGCCTCGATGATGCCGGTCGATCGAGTATTTTGCAGAGGTGGGAACGCGGCGAATACTCAGGAAGCTGGAACAAGGCTGAGTTTGCCCAATGGGTTATGGGCAGCGACCAGCTCCCCGCGCAGCCCGGCAAAGGCGCAGTGCAGATGGTGGCGGCCGCGAACACCGCATACCCCAAGACCACGAATTTCGCCACATCTCACAGCGGAAATTGGCTTCAGCCGATGGAGTACACCACCGACGCCAACGCAAACATCGACTTTTCTGCGCCAACGGTAGTGCCAACAAATTGGACGGACCCAATCGAACCGGGTTCGCTGGTTGACTTGGAGGGCGTGGCAGGCAGCGGCCAGGGAATGACATTGAATGCAACATTGGTAACGCTCGCCGGCGCCAGTAGAGACACACATTATTCAGTCGCAAACGCGAAACACGCCGCATTGGGAACTGGAATGAGGAGGCACGGAAGTGGCTATACATGGCATCACCTGACCCCCAATTACTATATGGTTCTGATGGATACGAAGGTTCACACGCATTGGAGCCATCAGGGGGGATACTCGCAATGGACGTGATCGGGCCGTGGAACGACTGAGCCGAAGGCGCTGCGCTTTTCCGGCTTGCGACCCCGGCTTTTGTCGCGCAAGCACCTGTCATTCTTGTGCAAAAAGACCCTTAGTATTATGTGGCCCATAGGTTACGACGTTCCAGTTTTCGCCTGTGTTTAGCCACTGTTTGTAAACTTCAGCAATGTTGCTTGGCGCTTGGCCGTCATTCGGTATCGTCCACTGCACGTTGTCAATATTCTCCTTGTAGCGATCGTTACCGAGATTTTCATTGCTATCGCAATTTGAACAGGGTTTTCTCTCCGTATAAATCGTGAAGCCGTCATAGGATGGCGCGCGTTCTTCATCGCCATTCATATTTATGTCGTCGGAAATCATCGCATTTCCTTCTGCGGATATATTTCTCCAACGAACTGCCTCGTTTGCATCACCCCAGGTATCACCATCCGCTCCAAGGCTGCGCGTGATCAAGCCTGGTTCAGTATGGTCGCCGGAATTGTAATTGCTGCTATGGAGCGCGTCTTTATTTTGACCAGCGACGATTTTGCCAACGTTCGCGCCGAAGCCCGGGTACGGTTTAATCAAAACACCTTTCCCTCTCAGCGCAATTGGTTTGATATTTTCATAGTCGAATTTCTCGCCTGAAGCAATCGCATTTCGGTTCAGCTGCCGATACGCGAGCACACTTGATTTCCAGTTGCTTTGGGAAAGTGAGGCGCGCAGTTGAATCGGCGAAGCATTGTTCATCTGATCCGTCGATCGTCTTGCTTGTATTAGGTGCTTGCTGTTGTCGGCGAGTTCCTGGATGTGTCGCTGGACTGACGCTTGCGGACGATTGTCGACAAAGGGCGCCAATAACTGCAACGTGCCTTTGCGCCTTGGCTGAGAATCATTTCCCGTGGGATTGTGCAATCGGCTTTCGCGTTGCGATCGTGATGTGATGTTCATATCAAGGATGGCAATTCAATTGCGCAATCGTACTATCGAGAGGATGGATGCGGGTATCAAAATGCCCAACTGATCGAGGTTGGTTGCGCCAGAGTTAAGGTACCTTAAACCTCAAGCATCATGGCGGTGAACTCTATCTACAAGCTGTCATATTTGACAGGTTCCGTGCTTGAGTAATAATTGCCAAGATGCGAAAAAAACGCTTGCACGTGGAAAAAAAATGATTTATAGTTTCTTCGCTGCCGGTCGATCTGTAACAACGTTGGGCCAGCATAATTTGAGCGAAAGCAGGGCAGCGGCGTCCTCAAGCCGAGACTTCCAGAGTTGCTTTCGTTCGACCAAAATATTTAAGCCACCCGTTGCGGTGGCTTTTTGCATTTCTGGAGGCGCTTATGCCGACGAAAGAGCAAGTCCGCGCATGGCAGCAGCGACGCCAGGCGCAACGTACTCCGCCACCCAGTCCGGAACAGATCAAGCGTGAGCTTGGCTGGGAGGTGGTGAGGGTGGCGCAACAGCAGCGCAATAGACCGGACATAGATTCGTAGTTCAATGGCAGAGCGCCGTAGAGCATTCGCATGAGGCAGACGTTGCAGGACTCCCCTCGCCCGCAGGCGGGAGAGGGGTTGGGGGTGAGGGAGGTTGCGCCTTGGCTGCGCTGAACATGCCTAGTCCGCTCGCAAGCGCCCTCACCCCCGCCCCTCTCCCCTGTGTCCCTATAGGGAGAGAGTGTTCGCTTGCAAGCGAACACTGTTCCGTCGGCAGGCAGCATGCTGCCTGAAACCCCGACTGCACCGCCCGCGGGAGAGGGGAGTAGTGGCGCATTCGGCTTCATGTGATTGCATTGTACCTATTCGGCTTGTCTCTAATCCATCAACCAGTTGTCTCCTCCCATCCTGACCGATGGACTTCGCCCGGCCCGCAAGGGTTCGGGCTATTTTATTTAATACCTCAATATGATTGCCTATGGGTCGCAAATCGAAACTCTCCGATGCGCAGTGGGAGCAGGTTGGCAAGCGGCTGTTTGAAGGGGAATCTGGCAGGTCGTTGGGGCGGGAATTCGGCGTGGCTGAAGGGACGATACGTGGGCGGTTTGCTGGACGGCGTGGGCGAATTAATTTGGGTAGTCTGGGCGCAACGCCCCTCACCCCCGGCCCCTCTCCCGCCCGCGGGCGAGGGGAGTCCTGCGCGCATTCCGTATCGCACTCTGTACCGCATTCCACACCGTCTTCCGCGCCCGACCTCGCGGCGCGTTTGAGTTCTATTACTGAGCATCTCGCGCTCGCCGCAGTCCATGGCGCGGCTACGGCGCAGCGGTTGTCGGGCATTGCAAGCGCGCAGGCTGACCAGATGGACGCTGTGCCGCCTGAGCAGGCGGTCGATGCGCTCAAGCGCATTGCGGCCCTGACGGCAGCGGCGAATAACGCGGCGGAAATGGGCGTGATTTTGCTTAAAGCTTATAAGGATGTGATGGATTCGATGAATAAGCCGGAGGCGGACGAGGCGGGATTTTTGCGCGAGATTGCCAGGCTTCTTCCGCAATGATGCCGCAGTGATTTTGCGATGATTCCACGATGATGCGGCAATGAAGGTTTCTCTGCAAACCAGGCGCGAATTGGCGCGCTGGTATAAGTTGAAGGATCATCCGGTGCAAACCGCGTTGGTCAATGCCGTGGCGAACGGCGTGCGCTTTCCGGTTGTGCCGGCGGGCCGCCGTTCCGGCAAGACGGAGCGCGCGAAGCGTTTCGTGGCCAAGATGGCGATGCAAAACGCCGACGAGATGTATTTCATCGCCGCGCCAACGCGCGAGCAGGTGAAGAAGATTTACTGGGCCGACATGAAGAAGCTTTGCCTGTGCAGCTTGCAGGCGAAGCCGCCGTCGGAAACCGAGCTGACGATTTATATGAACAACGGCACGCAGGTGCAGTTGATCGGGTTGGATAGGCCGGAGCGGATTGAGGGCGTGTTCTGGTCCGGCGGGGTGATCGATGAGATCGCCGACGTGAAGGAAGACGCATGGGAGGCGAACATTCGCCCTGCGCTGGACACGTTCAATTCATCGCGGCCCGATTATCGCGCGTGGTGCTGGTTGATCGGTGTTCCCGATGGCCTGAATCATTATCACGACCTGGCGATGTATGCCGAGTCGTCGAGCGATCCCGACTGGCAGTTGTTCCATTGGAAGAGCGCGGAGATCCTGCCCGAGGCGACGATCGCTGCGGCCAAGCGCCAGATGTCGGCGAAGCAGTATCGGCAGGAGTACGAGGCAAGCTTCGAGGGCGCGAGCGGGCGGATCTACGAGGATTACGGCAAGCAGAATCACACGGGCGAATCGATCCTGCCGCATGAGCAGTTGATGTGGATGCACGATCAAAACTTTACGCCGCTGTCGTCGGCGATTGGCGTGCGGCGTGGCGATGCACTGTTTCTGCTTGACGAGATTGTGCTGACCGGCGCGGTGTCGAAGCAGGCGGCGATTGAGTTTGTCGAGAAATATTCGGCGCATCAAAACAAGCACGTTTTGCTCTATGGCGACCCGGCCGGGCGCGCCGGCGAGAAGCATGGCCATGCGTCCGATTACACCGACATTGAGGGCGTGCTGAAGGCGAGCGGCTGGAAGTTCACCCGCAAGGTGAAACCGGCGGCGCCGGCCATCAAGGACAGGCAAAACGCGGTGAGGGCCAAAATTTGCATGGCGGACGGGCATCGCTCGTTATTTGTGAATCCTGTTTCCGCGCCCTGGTGCAGCAAGGGTCTTGCGACGGTGCAGTTGAAGGATGGTTCGACGTTTCAGGAAGACCAGACGAATAAATACCAGCACATCACGACCGCGATTGGTTATTGCGTTGACGTGGAATGGCCGGTGACGAAGCCGATGCAAATGCATGCGGCGCAAATACCTCACATGAACCGATAAACAGTATGTATAAAACGCTGAAAAAAACATTCCCGAAGGATAAGGATTATCCGGAGCGGGCATTCCGTCTGCAGTGTCTTCAGCGCGTGCTGCGGGGCACGATCTACGACCAGCTGAAACACGCATTCCACGACGAGAAGGGCGGCGACGGCAAGTACATCCCGCTGCGCGAGCGCCGTCCTTGCGTGCGCTCGAATCTCTGCCGCATCGTGGTGAGCGATTCCGTTTCGCTGCTGTTCTCCGAGGGGCATTTCCCTGCGGTGGAAATGGGCGACGAACACGCCAAGGCGGCCATGGCCAAAATGCTGAGGGAAGCGCGCATCAACGAGGTCATGATCGACACGGCGATGCGCGGCAGCGTGGGCAGCGCGGCGATTCACTTTCAGGTGTTGGGCGAGCGCGTGTTTCTCAAGGTGCTTGACACCGACATGCTGACGCCGGCATGGAAGCCGAAGGCGCCGGATACGCTGGAGACGGTCACCGAGAAATACAAGGTTGATGGCAAGGCACTGAAGGCGATCGGCTACGACATCGCCGATGACGACCTGGCCGCGCAGCATTGGTTCATGCGCGAATGGAGCGAGACGGCGGAAACCTGGTTCATGCCGTGGAAGGTGGCTGATGACGAGGGCCATGTGCCGGTTATCGATGCCGAACAGACGATTGCGCATGATCTCGGCTTCGTACCGATCGTGTGGATCAAGAACCTGCCGGGCGGCGACGATGTCGATGGCCGCCCGACCTTTCCCGACGAAGCGATCGACGCGCAGATCGAGATCGATTACCAGCTTTCGCAGGGCGGGCGCGGCTTGAAGTATTCATCCGACCCGACGCTACTCATCAAGGAACCGGCCAGCGGCGCCGACGGCGAGCCGATCGTGCGCGGCGCAGCCAATGCGCTGGTGGTTGGCGCGGATGGCGATGCGAAGCTGTTGGAGATCAACGGCACCGCCGTCACGGCGATGCTCGATTACGTGAAGCATCTGCGCGAAGTCGGCCTGGAAAACATGCACGGCAACCGCGTGAGCGCCGAGAAGATCAGTGCGGCGCAGTCGGGGCGCGCGATGGAATTGATGGCACAGGCGCTGGTGTGGCTGGCGGATCAACTGCGCATCAGCTACGGCGAATATGCGCTGGTCGAAATCGTCAGCATGATTATCCGCGCGTCGAACAAGATCAGCCTGAAGCTGAGGAATGGCACGGCGGTTGCGCCGTTCGACCTCACCAGGGATGCCAGTTTGCGCTGGCCGGACTGGTTCGCGACGACCGCGCAGGATCGATTGAATACCGCGTCGACGCTGGTCAAGCTGTCGGACGCCGGGTTGATGTCGCGGCAGACGGCGATCAATGTTCTCGCCGCTGATTACGATATCGAGGACACGGCAGAGGAAAAGCGCCTGGCGGACGCGGAGCTGGCGGCAGGCAACGAAGATGCATCAGTTTGATGTTCGTGTTTCTAGGCGTTTTTCAATACCTGTTTTCTGTTTTCAAAATCCGTTTTTCAATGCCCGCCTGATGCGGGCTTTTTATTTTGGAGGGCTTGATGCCTGACGACCCAGTAATGCCAGCAGCACCGCACACGCCCTTGGCGGCAACCAAGCCGGGCAATCCTATGCTCGAAGCACCGCTTGATGAATTGCCGGTGGAGTGGCGCGAACATGCGCGTGAACTGCGCCGCGAAAACGCCAATCTGAGGGCGCTCGCCAGGGCGGCGGAAGAGAAGGCGGCACAGGAAAAGATTGCCGCCGACGCCAAAGCCGCTGCCGCAGAAGAGACCAGGGCGCTGCTGCAAAAGGAGCGTGAAGCATCGAACAGGCGCCTCATCAATGCGGAAGTGCGGTCAGCGGCGACGGCGCTGGGATTGCAAGATACTGACACGTTGAAGCTCCTGGACACTTCCACATTGACGATCAATGACGATACCGGCGCAGTGGCCGGTGTCGCGGAACTGCTTGCCGAGTTCAAGAAAAGCAAGCCGTTTCTGTTCAAGGATTCCCTCGTCAATACGACACAATCGCGCAAGACGCCGGATAAATCTGGCGCGAAGCCGTTTGATGCGCGCACGGCGACGGCGGGCGAACGTGCTACGGATGCCAAGGCTCGGGGGTTGCAGTTGAAGCAGCATTGAGGTTGGGCGGTTGCGTGACGCTGAATGCGCCTTTACTCCCCTCTCCCGCGGGCGGGAGAGGGGGTGGGGGTGAGGGCGTTCGCGAGCAGTCTAGGTCTATTTTTCGCAGTCAGCTCGCAGTCCCCCTCACCCCCACCCCTCTCCCGCCCGCGGGAGAGGGGAGTTCTGCAACGCGTGCTGCTTCATGCGATTGTTTTGGCACTGAACCGAAGCAACACCGAAGCAACGCCGAAGCAACACCGAAGAATCACCGAAACAATACCGAAGCAAGATCGAAGCAAGATCGAAGCAACACCGAATTGATACTGAAGCAAACCCGAAGCAACGGAACGGCATCCGCCGCTCTGAAAACTTCAACCCGACAGCCCTGGTGGCGAGGGGAACAAACCTCTATTCCAAACAAGGACTGTCAACATGGCGTTTAATAATCTCCCAGCCGCGATTCAATCTGTTATCCAGCTAGGCTATCTGGAACATCAGTTCGGCCTGCCGTTGCGTGCGAAGCTTGGCTTCCGTGCCATTGCCGACCGCGAGCCTTTCATGGCGAACATCGGTGAAACGATCACGCGCACCCGCACCGGCTTGCTGCCGGCGATCACGACCGCGATGTCGCCGGCCGCCAACTCGGACTTCACCAGCGGCTTGACGCCGCAAAACCTCAGCGTCGAGCAATATGTCTTGTCGATCGCGCAGTACGCGGCCAACATGCAACTGAACATTGCGACTGCCCGCGTGGCGGTTGACAACCTGTTCCTGCGCAACAGCTACACGCTGGGCGAACAGGCTGCGCGTTCGGTCGATATGCTGGCGCAACAGGTTTTGTTCAACACCTATATGGGCGGCAACACCCGCGTGCGCGTTACGCTGGGCAGCGCCGGTACAACCATTGCCGTGGACGATGTGCGCGGCTTCCAGCAGACCCTCAACAGCGCGGGCCAGGTTGTGCCTGTGTCGCCGTCGAACCCGGTCAATGTGACCGTCGGCGCCGATGTCTATTCGCTGACCAGCTTCACCATAGACGGTTCCAACGTCTCGACCACGCCGGGCGGCACTTCCGGCACCCTGACCTTCAGCACCAGCGTCACCGTGGCGGACGGCACCGCGTTGAATCCGGTGCAATCGGCCATTGCGCCTTACATCGTTCGCCCGAACCTGGCATCGACCAATGTCATGGCAACGACGACCGCTGCGATTTCGAGCGCGTCGGACGTCAACAACGGCAAGCTGACGATGCAGATGATCCTGAACGCCAAGGCCACCATGTCGGCCAACGGCGTGCCGGTGGTCGATTCGACCGGCATGTATCACCTCTACCTCGATCCGCTGCAGGCAACCGGCCTGTACGCCGATCCGGCGTTCCAGCAATTCTTCCGTGGGCAAGTGACCACGACGGAATATCGCATGGGCGTGATTGCCGAATTGCTCGGCGTGCGCCTGCAGGAAACCAATCTGAATCCGGTGCAGAACCTGTCCGGCGTTGGCCTGGTTCGTCGCGGCATTCTGGTCGGCCAGGGCGCATTGGTCGAAGGCGTGTTCACCAACGAGGCTTACAAGAACAACCTCGACGGCGTGGATGACGAAGCGATGATCACCATCGTCGACGACATCGCCCACGTTACCCGCGAACCGCTGGACGCCTTGAAGCAGGTTGTGACGCAGACTTGGTCATACTCGGGCGGCTTCGCCGTGCCGACCGACACCACGACGAATCCGAACACGATTCCGACTGCCAACAACTCGGCCTACAAGCGCGGGATCATCCTCGAATCGCTGTAATCGGGGCGCAAACGGAAGAGGGCGCGCATCCGGTGTAGAAACCACACTTGACGCCGCTCTTTTTTCAAAAGCATGCAAAGGAATCGCGATGGCAAAAGCAAAGAAGGAAGACGTTGCGCAGGCGGGAGAAAAGCCGGCCGCTGTCGTTGCATCCTACGTATTGACCAGGAACCATGGCTTGCGCTTCAACGGCCTGGCTAGCGCGTTTTATGCTGCCGGCACGTCGTTTGATGCCGATAGGGACAAGGATGTGATCCTGGCATTGATACGCTCCGGCGCGTCGCTGGAGGATGCCTCCGCCCAAACTGACACTGAGTAATCCATGCCATTTACCGCTTACACGTTCACCGATGCGCAACTGGTTGATATCCGGCGATTCTGCGGCTATCCGGCCTATGGCGATGGCGCGGTGGTTTTCCCGCTGCCGTGGATCATGCGCCAATACCTGGCGTTGGAATATCGCTTGCAGCACATCAGCGCAAGCGAAGGCGCGGTCGTGGTGAACACTTATCTGACGAACCTGACCACGCTGGAAACCGCGATTCCCGGCACAGGCGCGAATTTGGATACCGACGTTGCGGCAGTCTGGACGCACAACGCGAACGAGCAGCGCGACCGCGATCGCCTGTTCGATTCGTGGCGTCGCAGGCTGTGCAATTTCCTCGGCGTCGAACCCGGCCCGAACTTCGGCGGGCAATCGAACAGCATATCGATGGTGGTTTGATGAACGGGGCCTTGCTGCAACAAAAAATCTATGCCGGCTATGCCAGGGCCGCGCAGCGCATCGGTCAGGCCTATACGCTGTATCGTCCATCCGGCGCGGGCAATCCGATTGTGCCGGGCAATATCGTCACGACGTTGCCGGCGAGTTTCAACGCCGAGGACATGGCCTATCGCAAGCCGGAGGATTACGACAAGGCGTTGTGGTATTGCCTGGTTGACGGTACACAGGTCCAGGCGGGCGACTACCTGGTCTATCAACAGAATACCTATTTCATCGCGGCCATGCAGTTGGCGCTGCCGATCCTGGCCGTGCAATGCAACAGGCGGGTGCGCATCGGCCGCATGCCGGTCGAGAACGGCGCGGGTCTGGCCGGCTATTCCGGCGTGGTGCAGAGCGAGGAAGCGGATGTATTAGGCACGTCGAGCGCAGGCCAATTTGTTTCCGGCTGGCCGGCGTCGATCCTGCAGAGCGGCAGCGCCGGCAACGATACAACGCTGCCCAGCGGTGTGAAAGCGAGCAGCGCGGCGATCCTGTTGCCGCCCTCGGTACCGATTGCGATACTCGAATCGGATGTGCTGCAGGATGACCTGGGGCGCAATTTTGCGGTCTACGCTGCGGAGCAATCCGCATTGGGCTGGCGCATCCAGGCGAGCGAGGAGCATTCCTGATGGCGGATTTGGCAGATGTCGAGCAAAAGCTCGCGAGCATGGCTTCGGCTGCGGTGTATCCGAATGGAACATCGAACCCGAATGCCAGTGTGGCGGGCGTCACGATCACCTTGGCGCGCGGTTGGCCTGAGCCGGGCGGCAAGCAGCTGGACGCGATTATTGCGGCCGGCAATGCGATGATTACCGTGTTTTCGGCGCCAGGCATGGGCGCGAACACCACGCGCTTTCTGCAGCAGATGTCGCCCAGGACATCGGTGCCGCCGGCGCAACTGACGCTGACCGTGGCGTCGAACCAAATCATCGTCGGTGGTGCCATCAATGCCGGCGAAGCGGCGTGCGTCAACGTCAACTATCAGGCGTACAGCTACGGCGTGAAATCGTCGGACACGCCGCAGAGCATCGCAGCGGGATTGGCAGCGGCCATTCCAGGCGCTACCGCATCCGGTGCCGTGGTGACGCTTGCCGGCGCGTTCGAGATTCAGGCAAGCGTATCCGTGCCCGTGCAAATGCAGCAGGAAATCGGCCGTCAGACGCGCGTGTTCATGATCACGGCATGGTGCCCGTTGCCGCCGATGCGCGACACGATCATCGGCGCGATCGATGACGTATTCATGCTGCAGTCGAACAAGCGCATCCTGTTGCCCGATAATACCCTGGCGCGGCTGAGCTATCGCGGCACGAGTACGCTCGATGACCTGGCCAAACAGAATATTTACCGGCGCGATACGCGCTACGAAGTCGAGTACGTCACGACCAGCACCGAGATCGATAACACCGTCAGCAATCTCGCCGTCGGCATCGCGCCGGCAGGCGGCGTCACATCAACAATCAACATCTGAGGATAACCATGCCCACGCAAATCGAAACCAGCATCGACGCGAATGTCGAATCCATCGAAACCATCGCGCAGAACACCCCTGCCGCGCCGGCCCATCACCTGATCGTGATCCATCCCTTTGCCTCATTCAAAAAGGGCGAGCTGATCACCGATGGCGAGAAAATTGCCGACGTGCTGGCAGGCGAGAACGTGCACCATTGCAACAGGGTCTTTCCGTCGTGATCTCCCGCATGGTTGCCGATGCCTTGAAAGAGGCGGTGGCGAAACACCAGGGCGAGTGCGCTTCGCCCGACGTTTGCGGGCGCATCAAGCGCGAGTTCATTCACATCATGCGTAGCAGGCATGGCGTCGATTGGAGCGGCCAGGCGCGCAGGATAGCGGTGGAATTCATCGACGGGCGTAGCCCGAATCTGGTGATTGCGCCGGAGTTGATGCAGCGTTCGTTGCATTGATTTTTGCTCCCCTCGCCCGCGGGCGAGGGGAGCTAGGCAGCGCGTCTTGATGTAGTGGTCTATGCGTGTGCTTTTATCGCAGAGCAACCGAATGCTAACTTGAACAGACTGCAGTCCTGCTTTTCTCCCCTCGCCCGCGGGCGGGAGAGGGGCGGGGGTGAGGGGGCTCGCCAAGACAATCAGCGTTCAAAATTTCGTGGCTTTGCGTCCAGTTCGATTGATCGTGGTCAACGAAAATAATCCGAGATTCAAATACGAATGTCTTGGCAAGCCCCCTCACCCCCAGCCCCTCTCCCCTGTGTCCCTAAAGGGAGGGAGTGTCCGCTTGCAAGCGAACACCGTTCCGTCGGCAGGCAGCATGCTGCCTGAAACCCCGACTACACCGCCCGCGGGCGAGGGGAGCACGACGCCGCAAATTGTTTTTTTACTCGCCAGAATCTGGCACAAACCTTTTTTGAAAACCCGCCCCCAAGGCGGTCTTCTACTTTTCCGGAGGCGTTGAAATGCCCGTATACCAAGCAGGACAATTAAACACGACGGCGCTTCAGGCGCCGGATTTGTATGTCATCATTCAGCCGCCCGGCGTGGCCTATATCAACGGCGTGCCGACCGATGGCCTCGGCCTGGTCGGCGTTGGTTCGTGGGGTCAGGTCAATGCTGCGATCATGGGCATCGGCACGAACGCCCAGGCGCAGCAAGCCATCGGCGGCGTGCAGTTCCGCTCGCACGATCTGGCGACCGCCGTTGCGATCGCCGTGCAAAACAATGTGGTGAACATGGCGCTCGTTCGTGTCAGCGACGGCACGGACACGGCCGCCAGCGTGGCGCTGAAAGATGTCGCCGGCACGCCAGCCACCGGCATGACGCTGACCGGCATGTACACGGGCACCGTCGGCAATACCATCACGGCCAACGTCGTCGCCGGGACGGCAAACAACACCTACAAGTTATCGATTCAGCGCGCCGGCTTCACGCCGGAAGTGTATGACAACATCGGCTCCGGCGTGAGCGGCGCGACGGTGACGCCAGGCACGGGTTACACCTCGGTTCCGGCATTGGCCATCTCCGCGCCGCAGAACGCCAACGGCGTGCAGGCAACCGGCCAGGTCTCCATGAAGGTGCTGTCGGCCAACGTTACTGGCGGCGGCGCTGCTGCCGGCACCGGGTATGTTACCAACGACACGATCACGCTCGCCAATGGCGTGGCATTGACCGTGACGGCAACGGGCGGCGCAGTCACCAGCCTGGCCGTCTCGAACGCCGGTTCCGTGACCGGCGGCAGCCTGCCGACTTCCGGGAACGTGCCGGTTTCCACCTCGGGCGTCGGCACCGGCGCGATCATCAATCTCGTGTGGGGCATTGGCGCCTACGTTCCGGGCCTTCCTGGTAGCGGCTACACCAGCGCCACCGCGACGTTGACGGGCGGCGGCGGCACGCCGGGCACCATGACGCCGGTTTGCACGCCCTGGTTGAATTTCGTCAATGCGGTCAACAACGGCTTGTCGGGCATACGCGGACCGTCACAGATCGTCGTTGCGACCGTTGGCGTCTCGACCACCACGCCCAACATCACGGCGACCTATGCGATGTCCGGCGGCACGGACGGCGCGGCCGGCGTGACCGATGCGACGCTCGTCGGCGCCGACGGCCTGACGCGCAGCGGCATGTATGCACTGCGCAAATCCGGCGTGCAAGTCGGCAATCTGGTTGACTGCCAAACGCCGACCACATGGACCGCGCAGCTCGCCTTCGGTCTGCAAGAGGGCATCTACTTCCACACCGCCAATCCGCCGGGAACCAGCGTCACGACCAGCGCGGCCAACCTGGCCACCGCCGGCATCGATGGCTACGGCATGATGTGCCTGGTCGGCGATTGGGCCTATTGGCAGGACAACACCAACGGCGTGCAGCGCATGCTGTCGCCGGCGACGTTCACCTCGGCATTGCAAGCGTCCACCAGCCCGCAGAACTCGATCCTGAATGCGCCGATCGGCGGCGTGATCGCCACCCAGCGCAGCCTGCAGAACCTGCCGTACAGCGGCGCCGAAATCGGCCAGATCGCCCAGGCGCGGCTCGACGTGCTGACGCTGGGCGCACCGGCCGGCCCGATCTTCGCCTGCCGCACCGGGCGCAACGTGTCGTCCAACAGCGCCACCAACGGCGACAACTACACGCGCATGACCAACTACCTGGCGTTCACGATGGCGGCGGCGTTCGGCTACGTCCCCGGCAAGCCGCAAACCATCGACCTGCGCCGCAACGTGAAAGCGGCCATGGATGCCTTCTTCGCCAACCTGCAGCAGGCGAAGATGATCGGCAACGTCAACAATCCGTCGGCGCCGGCCTGGAGCGTGCAGATCGACGCCAACAACAATCCATTCAGCCAGGTCGCACTCGGCTACATGCAGGCCAACATCATGGTCACGTACCTGTCGATCGTGCGTTACTTCCTTGTGAACATCCAAGGCGGACAATCGGTCACCGTCACGCCGATCTAATCCCTCACATCCATTTGCAAGGCCGCTATTGAGGCGGCCGATTTTTATTTAGGAGCTTCATCATGCCTCAAAGCGGTCTCAATATCGGCAGCGACGCGCGATTCGACATTCATACGGCGACCGGCAATCTGACCTTGCCCACGCTGTTGAAATTCAGCGTGAAAAAACTCAACAAGAAGGAAACCGTCAAGCCCTTGAACGGCTTGCCGATCCACCTCAACTTCCAGGAAGACGGCTGGGAAGGTTCGTTCGAAGTCTCGCGCGCCGACAGCACGCTCGATGATTATTTCGCCGCCTACGAAGCCGCCTACTACGCCGGCACCAACCAGCCGGCAGGCACGATCCAGCAAACCATCAACGAAGTTAACGGGGCGCCGACTGTGTATCAGTTCCAGGGCGTCGTGCTGCTGTTTGACGATGCGGGGGAGTATGAGGCGGAGAAGAATGTGATTCAGAAGGTGTCGTTTATGGCGTCGACGCGGGTGAAGTTGCAGTAGGCGTGATTCATCGCAGGCGTAGCTTTTCTCCCCTCGCCCGCCTGCGGGCGAGGGGAGTTAGAAACGCGCGTGCTGCCAAGTAACGATCAACGCAGTCTCCCGCTTTCAACCCAACTCCAACTCAACCCATTCCGACACTAACCAAATTCCCAACCATGACAGAAGAAACCAAAACCACCGACACCGCCACCACCGTCACCGACGACAAGGGCCGGGTCTTGACTGTAAAAGAACCCGACTTCCTGCAAGAAGCGCGCGTGACGCGGCTGTGCGGTGATGCGTCGGTCAATGTCGGCTACATGTATGCCTACGTGTTCCCCACCATCTGGGTGACGGTCATCGACGGCAATCCGGTGCCGTTCCCGACCACCTTTCTGCAACTCGAAGCGCTGATTGCGCGCGTCGGGCGCGGCGGCTGCGCTGCTGTATTGAAGCACATGCAGGCCAGGCAGGATGCCGGGGAACACGAGGCCGGCGTAAAAAACTAGGGCGGAATCCCGGCTTTCGGCAGGCCGCCATCCTGCTGCGGGGCGGGGTTCCTTTTCACATTGCCTTTCCCAACGCCACCTTTCTCGCGCGCGAAGAGGCGCATGCATTGGCCATCATTTTGCAGGAACTGGAAGGAGGCAGCTTTGATTGGGATCGCATGAGATGGCAGAGCGAGGCATGATTTCGCCATGAAAACATTCTCCAGCATTGCAGGATTCGTCAAACATCTGGCCGTCTTGCAGGCGCAGGAAAAACTGGCGCTGCAAAAAGGCCTGGAACAATGCGCCACGGCGATCGAAAAGACCGCCAGGGACGAGTTGGGCCATTACCAGAGCCAGGCCGACGATTTCGCGGCGTGGCCGGCACTGGCGCCCGCCACGCTTGCCGTGCACAATCGCCTCGGCTTGGGCGATGCGCCTTTGGCGGGAGCGGGCGATCTCGCCGCCAGCATCGAACACGCCGTGGACGGACTGAATGGGCAAGTCGGCTCGACTTCGCCCGTCATGGTGTATCAGGAGCTGGGCACCGCCAAAATGCCGCCGCGCCCCGTGCTCGGCCCGGCGGCCGTTCGCAACAAGACCTTCATCCGGGACACGCTACGGCTGGCGACGGTTGAGGGATTGCTGTATGGTTCTGGCGAGAAGGCTGGTGGGAAGTAGAACGATAGTCGCGCACTCGAATTGCGACTGAGCTACCGTTCTCCCCTCGCCCGCGGGCGAGGGGAGAAAAGCAGGCGCCTGCCCGCTATGGCTGACTGCCCGCAAAACCGGCAACGACTGAAGCTTAATCACAACCCGCAGACGCCCACCGGCAAAACAACACCAACAACTCCCCCACATTTCTCAAGCAACCATGTCCATCGACGCCTATCAAATTGCAGTATCCATGAGCCTCACGAATCAAGTGAGTTCGGAACTGGCGAAGATGTCCAATGATCTTGACAAGACCAGCGGGTATGCAGATACGCTCAGGAAGCATATCGACAAGATCAAGGATGCGTCGCTCTCCGGCGGCGGAAAATCGACGTTCGTGTCCGGCTTGTCGAAGCAACTGGTAGAGAGCAATGCCCATGCCGACAAGCTGATTGTCAAAGCCGGAAAGCTGAATAATTTCAAGGAATTTGGAAACTTCAAATCCGCGCGCAGGGTCGGCTCGTCGAAGGAGAGGGAAGAGGGCAAGTCCCATGCCGAAGAGCCGAAAGAGAAAGCCGAATCGGGCAAAGAGACATTCGAATCCGGCTTCGGCATGCTTGAGCATGTCAAGGAGCCGATAGAACAAATTCTGGAGTTGGAACGCGTCAAGGCGAGCATGGCGCAAAGCGGATTCGGCGATGCGCAAATTGCCGAGGCGATGAAATATGCCGACGCGACCGACATCTATGGCGTGTCGGTTGTTGAGCGCTCGAAGATATTCGCCGACGCCCTGATTGCACTCAAGGATTCCAACAAGAGCTCTGAGGAAGCGCTGGCCGGCGCGAAGGTCATGATGACGGTTATGGCCAACTATAAAGTTGCCGCGAGCACGTTGCAGGGCAAGAACAAGGAGGCGCAGGAAGAAACGCTGGGTCAACTTAGTGAAATCGTGGAGGCGCGCGGCGGCTTGGAAAATGCCGGACGCGCCGGGGAAATTGCCGATGCGGTGTTCAAGGCGGTGCAGTCGAGCCATCACGCGCTTTCCGAGAAGGATTATCTCGCCTTTCTCAAACAGTCCGGCGGGGCAGCCGATAAAATGTCGGACCGAACGGTGTTCGGTGCGCTGCAACCGATGATGGGTTTGATGGGCGGCGCCGACCTGGCCAAGGGCATGCAGGCGGCGGATCAGATTTTTGCCGGCAAGACGGGCGTGCCTTCGAATGAGACGGCCGGCGAAGCCACGCGGCTGGGCTTGTGGGACAAGAATCAGATTCAGCACGATGCGAAGGGCAACGTCAAGAGCGTGCAGGACAGCGACAAGCTGGCCAATCCCGAATTGCTCAAATTGATGCGTACCGAGCCGCTGGAATTCGCAAAAAAGCTGCAGGAGATCTACCAGGCGCACGGCATCACTTCGGTTGACAAGCGCGAGCGGGAAAACAAGACCCTGTTCGGCGAAGATGGCGCGAAGGTGTACAACGCGATCATGCGCAATCTGGAACCGATGGAGAAGGCGCAACACAACTTCGACCTGCAGCGCGGACCGGCGGCGATGAACGACCCGAAGAATCGCTCGCCGATACAGACGTTCATGGAGGCGCAGGCGAAGTATAACGATTTGTTATTGCGCCTCGGCACGGTTGTGTTGCCGATCGTGGTGTCGGCCCTGGAAGCGCTGACGCCGATGTTGAAGGAACTGGGCGACTGGATGGCGGCGCATCCCGGCACAGTCAAGGTTCTGTTTGAGGCCTACGTCGGACTCGCAGCAGCGATGGCGATCGGCGGAATCATCGGCAAGGTGATGGCCGGCTTCGAGGGACTGTCGATCGCGCTGGGCGGCCTGGAAGCGATAGCGGCGGCCGATGGGGTAGCCACGCTGGGCCCGATACTCGGCGCCATCGCGCTGGGCATCGGCGCCCTTGGCGTCGCCACTGCAGGCATGGCGTGGATACTGGAAAACGTCGTCGATCCCAAGACCGATCCGAGAAATCACCCCGGCATGCGCCGCCAGCATAACCGGGGCAAGGAAGATACCTGGGTGCGCGACATGACCCTCGATCAAGCGCACTACGGCAAGCATTGGGTGGGCGGCGGGCATGGCGGCGGATGGGTCGATTACAGCGAGGAAGAGAAGAAGAAATTTACCGCACCGCCGGCGCCGGCGGTTGATCCGCATGCGGGCTATCACTATTACGGGCGCGGTCCGACCGGCCGCTGGCTCAAGGATGGTGAAGCGCCGCCGCCAGAAGACCAGCATACGCGTACTTCCGAGATTCACAACCACGTCACCGTGATAGTCGATGGCAAGGAGATCAGATCGACCTTGATTTCCAACACATCGGGTGGCACAACCGGCATCAACCCTTCGGCGCTGCGAGTGACCCCGGCGATGAGTTCCGCAGGACATCAACAATGACAACAGATAACACTCTCATCCTGAAAACATCGCAAGGCAGCTTCGTCTTCTCCGGCGCGGAAGTGCCCGAGAAGATTACCTTCGGCGGCGAGCAGATGCTCAATACGCACAAGATGGTCGGCGGCTTGCGCGTGGTCGATGCGATGGGCGGCGACGATGCGCCGCTGTCGTGGAGCGGCATTTTTCTCGGCTCGGCCGATGCATCGAAGAATCCGTTGCCGACGGCGGCATCAGCCAGCGGCCGCGCGCGCTTTCTCGACTATATCCGCAGCTCGGGCCAGACCTGCACATTGACCTGGGGCGATTTCACCTACGTGGTCGTGGTGGCGAAATTCACGGCGGACTACAAGAAGCCGTACTGGATCCCGTTTTCGATTTCGTGCGAGATCGTGCAGGACCGCACCAAGGCCGTCACAACGATCACGCAGACAACGCCGGCGACGCCGACGATGGCGCTGGCGCAGGATGCGTCGGCCATGAAGCAGCTCGGCGGCACGCTGGGCAATGCGACCTTGACCGGATTGGTGACCAGCGCCACGGCGGCGCTGTCGGCGGTGGCGGGTGCGGCCAAGCCGATCGCCAACGGGCTGGTGTCGCTGACGGCAGGCGGTGGGTCGGCCTTGCCGGGCGCGTTGTCGAGCGCGCTGAGCGGGTCGATCAGCAGCGCCATCACGGCGCAGTTGGGCAGCGCGATTACGCAGGCGCAAGGGGCGGTGGCTGCGCTGCAGGGCGCGGTGGCCGGTTTGAAGGCGACGGCGACGGCGGCGATTGCAGCCATCCCGTCGATCGGCGCCATCAATCTTGCCGCGCCTGTCGCTGCACAGGCACACGCGCTGGTGGCGCAGGCCACCGCAGCGGTGCAACTGACCGCGCTGTCGCAATTGAGCGACATTGCGGTGCGCGTGCAGGCAAACCTGGCCCTGGTGGCAAATCCGGTCGGCAACAAGCAGATCACTACCGGCGGCGGCAACTTGTACCAGCTCGCTACCCAGACCTATGGCGATGCCACCAGGT